TTTTGTGTTAAACCGAATCATGTTTTCGGCTAATAAACGTTCTAAATTCATGTTTTTTATTCCTTTATGGTTTCTAATATATATATTTCAATGTTACAATAATAAATATCGATCAAAAAAAAAAAAATAATATATTTGGATTCATGCAAACATTTTCATATTATACAAATATAATTAAAAAATTAACCAGTTATGAAACGTTTATTGATTGTTGCCAGTTTGTTATGTAATGTAGCATTTGCACAAGATTTACCAAAGTCTGTTGATGTATATTTTTCAAAATTTATTGAATCGCATACATTTTCACGAGTTCCGTTAGATAGTGCAATTTATAGTCCAGATACAATGTCATATGAAGATACAGATGCACATTATGTTATGGATTTTGAACTCATGGAAGTTCGCGTATATTATGCAAACGAATTAACCGGCAAAGCGGCAATCATTGCAATGGAACAATTAACGCCACAATATAAAACAGAATTTGATCATTGGGAGTATGTTGTCAAACTGCAAGATGGTGCCAACGAAACCGAAATTTGGCTAGATGTAGAAAGCAATATATTTATGTATACATTTGTATATGATCTAGAAGGCGGATTTTATGAACGTGTTATACAATGGCCACTTGGCGTAAAAATTAATATTAATAATTAGTAAAAATGGGGGCTTCGGCCCCCATTATGTGTTTATTTGTTTTATTATTTTGGTGCTGTAGTTTGTATTGTATATTTTGCTACAGTCCATGATGCATATTTAACTTCAGTACCACCGGTGGCTAAAGTAACATTTCCATACACTGATTGTTTAACCGATGCTGGCTTCCCTACAAAATCTTTTAAATAATCATAAATTTTGTCAGTCAATGTAAATGTACCTGAGATATTACCCGTCGACGGATCTTTTTTACTCGTAACTTGTGTTGCACTAATTCCATTAATAAAAAGGCCTTTGATTCCTGCATATTCATCGGTCGTAAGACCTTTACCTGTTGTATCATCTGGCGATTTGCTAGCAACAGATACGTATTTGCATGTTCCAACTTTTACATCTTCTAATTGTTTTGTTGTAGGATTTAATCGTTGCGGCAAATAGATTGTTAGTATTAATATATTTCTATTTGAATCTTCTGTTAATTTTTGTCGTACTGCCGATTCAGAAATATTTTTGGTTCCAAATCGAAACATGTTTTCTGCTAATAAATTTTTTAATTTAATCATCATATCCTTTTTACTACATATAAATATCACGCAAAAAAAAATAATGTTATTTGGATTTTTCACTTTTTTTACATAATATAAAATAAAACATATATGATTCGTTTCGGTTATGCTTGTATCAACATGGAGTTATCCGCCCAAGGTATTCGTACCGGACGTGCCATGATTGATCGCAAATTCAAACTAGGTGGCTTACGGCTTGCATCTGATATTGCACTTGCCAATGCTCGTGATTTATTAACTATTCTGCAATGGAATGAAGCACATGGTATACGATTGTTTCGTTTAGGCTCCGAGTTGTTTCCGCGTTGGAATCATTATCGTCTTGAAGATTTGCCCGACATCGATCTTATTGCTCAGCATCTTCGTGCCGCAGGTGATTATGCAAAGGCACATGGTCATCGCATTACAACGCATCCTGGTCCATTTCATATTCTTGGTAGCCCCGATGCGGTAGTTGTTGATAATTCTATTATTGGCCTCGAACGGCATTCCGAGCTCTTTGATATGATGGGCTTTGCACCTAGCTTTGAGAACAAGATCAATATTCATGTTGGTGCTACTTACAATGATAAGCCTGGTACTATTGCACGGTGGTTGCATAACTATGATCGTTTATCAGATTCTTGCAAGGCGCGTTTGGTTATTGAGAATGATGATAAGGCATCTATGTATTCGGTGCGTGAGTTGTATGAAATGTTACATGCCGAGATTGCTATACCGATTACATTTGATTATTGGCATCACACTTTCAATACCGGTGACCTGACCGAACAAGAAGCATTCTTTATGGCTCGTGAGACTTGGCAGCGTCATGGTGTTACTCAATGTACCCATTACAGCGAGTCCCGGCGACGCGAAGCACAGATTCTTATTGAGCGTATGTTTGAACATCATGGTATTGACATTGCCGACTTGCCCAATTGGCCTACCTTTCACAAACAATACAAGGAGTTTACCAAGATCAAGGAGCAGGCTCATGCCGATTATATTACACGGCTTCCAGACACGTATGGTGTAGCTGATCTTGATGTTATGGTTGAAGCAAAAGCAAAAGAATTAGCATTGACCAATTTAAATTTTGAATATTGTAAAAATACTCAATTAATTTTAGAATAATATATTTATTATATATAATATTAATAATTAAATAAAAGGTAAAATTATGCCAAGTTATGATCCAAAGTATAAGTACAAAAGCAATGTTATTGACAATGTAGAAGATGCAAAAGAAATTGTTAGAAATGTAGGTAAAGCAATTACCGAAGGTAAAATTGATAAAAATTCAACATTAGACAATTTAGCTCGTGCAATTAAAAAATTAGAAGAAGCACGTTATTTTATTGATCGCGGTTAATCCAAAACAAATGAGAAAAATAAAAAGTAGTCCTACTCCTAAGGGCTTTAAAAAGTTACAATGCAAATATTGCGATGAAATTTGTCAAAAAGTAGATGTAAATGCAACGGCCGTTACATGTTATAAATGTGTGTCAAAGCTTGTTAATGGACAAGTATTGGAAATACGAAAATAAATCAATATAATAAGTTATGTTACAAGCAGAAAAAATCAAATCAAACTGGGAACAGTTTCGCAAAGAAATTGACACATTCTTTCCAACAAGAACAGCACAATTACATAAAATGTATGATGAATTAGAAGATCGCATTGTTATGATGCCGGCTTCATCCATTGCACATTTTCATAATGCATTTGCCGGAGGGTATGTAGATCACGTACTTCGCGTAATGGATTGTGCTAAAACGTTATATGCAACATGGCAATCATCGGGTGCAGATATGTCCGGATATACCTTGGAAGAATTAATGTTTGCTGCAATGCATCACGATTTAGGTAAAGTAGGATTTCCAGGCGAAGGTAATGAAGTATATCAAGTAGAAACTTCAGATTGGCATCGCAAAAATCAAAACAAATTGTATCGCCATAATGAAAATATTCCATTCACTATGGTACCAGACCTTTCAATTTGGTTGCTACAAGAATATGATGTTAAAATGTCTTGGAATGAATATCAGGCAATTAAAATTCATGATGGAATGTATGATGATGCAAATAAGCCTTATTATGTTGCTCGCTCAGCACAAGCCAAATTAAAAACAAATTTACCTATCATTTTGCATCATGCAGATCATATGGCAGCACAAATTGAATTTGAGCGTTGGAGAAATAAAGATAAAGTTACTCCCAAACCAGTTTCAGAAAAAAGCAGAGCACAAAAATCTACGGGATTAAAAAATCTAGCTGAAAATAATCCAGATGTTGAACGAACATTAACGGATATTTTCAAAGCATTTAATGGAGAATAACATGTTATTTTTTATCATAACAACAATATTGCTACTCGGTGTTAGCATATATTTAGGATATCGCGTATGGTTCCTTGCTGGAATAGTTGGCGATATTCAAGAACAAACAGATGACTATGTACGTTCATTGGAATTAACAAATGAATTCATGTATGGAAAAATAGTTGATGCATATGAAACTATGAAAAAGCTTGATCATTTGGGTGCATTTGAATCGGAGGATGAGGCAGGTACTACATTTGCTTTATTAAATGAAGTAATTACAAATCTTAAGGAACAATTTGATGGTCAGGAAGAAAAAAAGTAAATCATATTTTACGAAAATAACAGACATTGCAATATCCGCATATAATAAATCTAATCATGTAGCACAACGAGAAAAAATTTATCGTAGATTCATTTATCCGGCATTCATGAAACTAACTGAAAATATTATTAATAAGGTTAAGCCTGATTATATTGATTCGTCATTTCGAGATTTACAAACCGATTTAGTTACATATTTAACTGCTCGATTAGATAAATTTAATCCATTGTCAGGAAAAGCATATTCATATTATACTAGAACATCATTTAATTATTTGATTGCAGAAAATCAAAAAGGTTATAATAAATTAAAGTCCGATGCATTAGAAATTGATGTTGATGAACAACGCAATGTTATTACAGAAATACATAACGATGAAATGCGCGAAACGCTACAAGAATTTATGGATGCGTATGTTGATTTTTGTTTTGAAAATTTAAATTATATTTTTTCAAATTCAACCGACATTCATGTAGCAGACTCAGTATTACATATTTTTGAAACTCGAGAAAATATTGCGGAATTCAATAAAAAGGCATTGTATATACTTATCCGCGAACGATCTGGATTAGAAACTACTAATATTACTCGCGTTGTAAAAGTACTTAAGCAAATTTATGATGACAAATTTAAACAGTATGAACAAACAAACTTCATAAAATTGCCTTTTTGATATTTATTTTAAAGGGTTTTATGTATGGACAAAAATGATGAATTATTCAAAGGAACCACCTTTGCTGACTTAATGTCCGATGTATATCACAATTCAAAAAAGAAAGATCGACAAATAAATCAGCTTATTGCACAATTGCAACCGTTAATTAAAAATGCATCGGATGCTACTATCATTGTGCCATTAATTAAAGAATATTTAGACGTTGCAGTTAAAAATGATGACCATTTAGTTAAACTAACTGCAATCGTACAACGATACATTTCAACCAAGCAAACAATATCAGGTGCTGATAGTTTGTTAAGTGAAGAAGAAAAACAACAATTACTACGTGTTGCTGAACAAACATTATCTTCAGAATTAACCGATGAATTAGATTCAATTGAACAAGAATCTGCTGCGTTAAAACAACGCATTGAGTCAATGAATAAATCGCAAAAGGAAAACAATGAATGAAGATAGCATTCTGTTTTTGGTTGGCGAAGTTGTAACGGGGTATGACAATACATTAAAATATATTGCATCCGGTTCTGTGTCGACTACAAACAAATTGTTTACGATTCAAGTTCGAGTTATTAATAGATTTACCAAACAATTTGATGTTTATACGTGTAGACCATTTAATATGAATTTTAAACAAATTCCGTTAATTGGAGAACATGTTTTAATTTTTCGAGCATATAGTCAAGAAACTACATTGGATGGCACTAACATTGAATGGTATTATTTGAATCCATATTCGATTCAATCTTCAGTAAATGCAAATTTAGTTCCTGGAATATCTTATGGCTCGACAATATCCGAAGAACAAGCCCGCGAAATTAAACCAGGTAATGTTTTTAAACCGATGTCTATATCGCCATTGCAACCATATGAGGGTGATTTAATTATTGAAGGACGATTTGGCAATTCAATACGTATAGGTAGTACTGTAACATCACAACCAGGATTACTAAATTCAACTTGGATTGGCGATAATGTGGGTGATCCAATTACAATTATTTCTAACGGACAAAAAAATAAAAACAATAAACAATTTGTAGTTGAAGATATAAAACAAGATCCAGCATCAATATATTTAACAACTACGCAAAAACTTCCTAATTTTTATTTAGGTATAAATTCTAAAAAACAACCATTAACTAAATTTAAATCTGAATCAAATTTTAATAAGTCTCAATTATTAGGATCTGCAGATAGAATTATTTTAACTGCAAAAACAGACATTGCAGTTATCGATTCGCCTAAGGCGATTGTGTTAAATGCACCTAAAATTTATATGGGTAACGATGCTGCCGGCGAACCAATACCGCACGGAAAAGTTCTGTATGAGATATTAAACGATATCTTATCGACATTGAGTTCGGGTACCGTAGGCACAGCTGGCATTACTAGTCAATTTATTAATACGGCCGGAATTGCATCTGCTAGAACAAAATTAAATTCACTATTAAGTACAAATTATTTTATACGTAAAGGATAAGTATGCCAGTTACACCACCATTAGACAAAATACCAGCATTGCCAGCAAAGGGTGTTAGTTTATTAATGAATCAAGTTAATACTCAAGTTTCTAAATTAGTATCCGATATTAATAATTTATTAGAATCAACAAACAAAATTTCAGAAACAACTGGTTGCGATGATCCTAAAACAAAACAAGCAAAAGAAGATTTAGCAAACGTGTTAGATTCAATAACTAAGTTGCAACAGTTACCAAGCAAAATTCAACCAGTTGTCTCAGGATTACAAGCAGCAGTAACTACGGCGCAGGCAATTAAAGCTGCACAATTACTTAATCCAGTTACTGCACCTGCAATAATTGCAGCAGAATTATTAGCGGTACAAAACATGACGATTGCTAATTCTGTACAGGCAATTAATCAATTGGCACAAATTCCAGAAATTTTAAAAGGAGCATTAGTTGGTATTAGTTTACCATTAAATAATTCATTAGATACATTATCTACAGTTTGCGATACAGAACAAACACAATACGAATTGCCAAATGAATTAACGCCAACTAATTTACAAGATACTGAAACTGAATTTTATAATACGGCCAATGTATCTGATTCTGATTTAATAGAACGAAATGACACTATTCAAAATTTAGTAGAACAACAACAAGATTTATTAGCATCATTACAAGAAGCTCCTAGTAAAGTTTATGAAGGCAAAGCCGCACCGCAATCAGACCTAGGAAAACCAGGAGATTATTTTATTGATACTGTTAATCGAATTATTTATGGTCCAAAAGTCATAAGAACAGAATGGCCACGTGGTATAAATTATTAAACCTAATATTTATATAAAAGTATTCATATGGATTCAAAAACATTAGTAAAAGCACTTAAAGTTGCCGTACGTGAAGTTATAAAGGAGGAATTAACTGAAATTCTTCGAGAAGGATTACAATCTACAATTGTAGAAATGGCAGATCTTAAAAGTATAGCAAAATCTGTTAAAATAGATTCAGATAAAGTAATACGAGTTGAACCTAAAAAGGTTAACGAATCAGTAAAAAAACAAAAAGTACTTTTTACTGAAAATCGTTGGGCAGATATTTTAAATGAAACTGATGCTTTGGTAGAACAACAACCTATGGCTATGAACAGTTTTAAAGATATTATGAACGAAGGAATGGAAGAAATTAGAATGACATCGCGCGATGCAGCTAATTTTGGAGCAATGCGACAAAATATGAAAGAAGCAATGGGAATGGCACCTGCTGCTCCTAAGGTTATGGAAGATCCAGAAACAGGCAAAACGTTTGAAGTTCCGCAAGAAGTACAACAAGCAATGACTCGAGATTATTCGGCTTTAATGAAAGCAATTAACAATAAAAAAGGTAGATAATGGCGTATGTAATAGATACCAATATTGATATACCATCAGCAAATCCTATACCATTAGGTATTAAGGCCACGTTTAATGGAGTTGGTATTTTTACAACAAATTATACTAGTACGCAACAAGCCCGAGATAATTTTCGTAATTTATTGTTAACAAGAAAAGGCGAACGATTATATCATCCAGAATTTGGTTGTAATTTATTAAATGTATTATTTCAACCAATGACTGATTATTTAATTAATGACATAAATGATATAATACGAACTGCAGTTTCATATTGGTTACCGTATTTAACAATTGAAACGTTAGACATAAACATAAATTCAAGTGAAATTATACCAGAACATACCGTAAAAATTACTATAGAGTTTTCAGTCTTTGGATCGATTGAAACTAATACTATAGTAATATTTGCAGCTGAAAATGGAATATTACGGATAGATTAACATGGAACTAAAAAAACGAGATGTATCATATTTAGGAAAAGATTTTGGTCAATTTAGAAAAAATCTAATTGATTTTACAAAACAATACTTTCCACAAACCTATACTGATTTTAATGAATCATCTCCTGGTATGTTGTTCTTGGAATTATCTGCATATGTTGGCGATGTTTTGTCATACTATGCTGATACTAATTTAAAAGAATCGTTATTAGAACAAGCTACCGAACGAGCAAATGTATATGATTTAGCAAGAGCGTTAGGATATAAACCAAAAAATGCAATACCGGCATATGTTGATTTAGATGTATTTCAATTAGTACCTGCTATAAGCTCTGGATCAAATACTAGACCTGATTTTAATTATGCATTATCAATTAAACCAGGCATGCAAGTAAAACAACAAACAGGCAACGTTGAATTTCGCACATTGGAGTCTGTTGATTTTGCATTTTCTTCTAGTAATAATCCAACCACGGTAACCGTGTTCCAAACAAATACAGTTACAAATGATCCAATATATTATTTGTTAAAAAAACAAGTAAGGGCAGTATCAGGAAATGTTGTTACTGCAACATATACATTTACTACTCCAATTCCATATGATAAGATTGTATTGCCTGATACAAATGTAGTCGAAATAGTATCGGTTGTAGAATCAGATGGTGATGCTTGGTATGAAGTACCATATTTAGCTCAAGATACAATTTTTGAATCTGTACCTAATATTGCAGAAAATGATCCTACATTATACGCATATCGAGATGCTGCGCCTAGTTTATTAAAACTTCGAAGAGCTGCAAAACGATTTATAACAAGATTGCGTAGCGATAACAAAATGGAATTACAATTTGGTGCTGGTATTTCTAGTAATAACGATGAAGAAATTGTTCCTAATCCAGATAATGTTGGAAATGGATTAGCTGGATTTCGTCGTGCAATTGATGTTGACATCGACCCATCTAATTTTTTATATACTAGAACATATGGACAAGCACCAGCAAATACAACATTAACAGTAACATATACTACTAGCACAGGAATTGATGAAAATGTTGCTGCAAATACGTTAACTAACATTAAATCAATTGAATATGTACAAGATATAAATTCTACTAATAATGCAAGTATGGTTAACTTTGCAAAAAATTCTGTATCGGTAAATAATGAAACGCCTGCAGTTGGTGCAAAAAATGTAGAAACAATACAAGACATTAAAAATCACGCATTAGCTAATTTTGCAACACAAAATCGTTCTGTAACTAGAGAAGACTACATAATACGTGCATATTCGATGCCACCAAAATTTGGTAGTGTATCAAAAACATATATTGTACCAGACGATCAAATTGTTCAACAAGAGTTAATTGATAGACGAGTTCCAAATCCTTTAGCATTGAATATGTATGTTTTAGGTTATAATTCATCTAAACAACTAACACAATTAAATCAAGCAATCAAAGAAAATTTAAAAACATATTTGAATTATTATAGAATTTTAACAGATGCTATAAATATCAAAGATGCTTTTATTATTAATATTGGCGTTGAGTTTGAAATTTCAGTTTTATCTAATTATAACAGCAATGAAGTATTGTTAAAATGTATAGACACATTAAAAATATATTTCGATCCAGATGTTTGGCAAATTAATCAACCAATTGTTAAATCAGATATCATGAATGTTTTGGCAAACGTTCAAGGCGTTCAAAATATTATTAACATACAAATTACAAATTTATTTGATACTACATTAAATTATTCTGGAAATATTTATGATATTGATACTGCTACAAAAAATGGTGTAATATATCCATCATTGGATCCTAGTATTTTTGAAATTAAATTTCCTAATCAAGATATTCGAGGTAGAGTTGTAAATTATTAATCCTTTGATATTTATATGTAAAAAGGATCATAATGGGCGTATTGAATACAAATCGTTCGCAAATTGTTGCTGGTGGATTAATTTCTGCTAGTTTTGTTAAAGATTTATACGATGTATTTACTGGTAATGTAATTGAATCGGTTTCTATATCCGGTTCATTAAACATAACAGGAAGTATTATTGGTACATTAACCGGAACTGCTACTACTGCGTCATATGTATTGAATGCTGTTAGTTCTTCATATGCTGTTACGGCATCATATGTCCGTAATGCAGTTTCTGCATCATATGCAACAACTTCATCATATGTAACTGGATCTATATCACAAACGACAACCGGTTCATTTAATTATGTAAATGTTTCTAGCACATTTATTACACAAGGAACCGTATTTATGTATACAGCATCGTTACCTACTACAAATCCGGGAGTTGTAAATCAATTATGGAGAAGTGGCAGTTATTTAATGATTAGTACAGGCTCTGGAAGTTAAGGCAATTATGTTTAGAATATTTTATGCACAATCTGATGCTACATTATATGAAGGAGCTACTACTAGTAGCGCTACTAGTCTTACGAATACCGGACTAGATGAAGTATTAGAAATTGGTAAACGTTTAAGTACGGATGGCAGTACTTTGTTAAAATCTAGATCATTGATTAAATTTGATATGAGTGAGATTCAACAAGTATTGTCAACATATTCAGTGCCGTTAAGTTCATGCAAATTTATTTTACAGTTATTTACAACTCATGCAAAAAATTTGCCAAGTGAATATACAATTGATGCAAAAATTGTAGGACAGCCGTGGATAAATGGTACAGGTTATTTAGGTGCGTCGCCAATTATTAAAGATGGCGCACAATGGGCAACGCCATATGCTTCATGGTCATTAGATAATACATCTGGAAGTTTATGGATTTCTAGTTCTCAACAAATTCAAGTAAACAATTCATCATTATATATATCTGGTTCTGGATATGGCGGAAGTTGGTTGTGGCAATCGGGTAGTGGATTTTTTAATACATCTAGTTTTAATCAAGTATTTTTTCATCAACCTGGTTTAGAAGAAAATGAATCTTTTTCTTATCGTCCAACTGACATCTACATGGATGTAACTGATGCAATCGATTTATGGATTAGTGGAAGCGGCGGACATACTATAGAAAATAACGGATTCATATTAAAATTTTCCGATCCAGATGAGTCTGATGCTAATGTAAGTGGTTATATTCGATTTTTTAGTAGAGATACGCATACTGTATATGTTCCTAGATTGATCATGTATTTCGATAATTCGGAATATGCTTCTACATTAGATGATGTTGATTTAGAATCATTTTTAATATATTCAAAATTAAAACCAGAATATAAAGATACCGAAATAATTAAGCTTAGAATTTATGCGCGAGATAAGTATCCTATAAAATCTCCAACAAATTTATTTCCTACACAAACCGTACAAAAATTACCAACTACTACATATTATGCAGTATTAGATGCTGCAACGGACGAATACATAATTCCGTTTGATAATATTTATAATAAAGTAAGTTGCGATAATACTAGTAATTACATTTACATGGATATGAATGGTTTTATGCCAGAACGATATTATCGTTTAGAATTCATGATAACAGATGGATTTACACAGCAGTATATCGATGACCAAATTTATTTTAAAGTAGTTAGATAATGGCAAAACAACAAGATTTAGCAGGTAGCCCAGGTAAAGATCCAAATTCTGAAGAATTCGTAGTTGCGTCACCTGCATCATTTTATTTACAAAATGGCTTAACTGCAGTTTCAAATAATACTGCAATTATACCAAGAGACTCTGCAGGAAATATTATTATAACTGAAAATAGTATTGATAATCCGTTACTTATTATTGAACCAACCGCTAGGCAGATTAATAAACAAAGTTTTTTAAACACTGTACAAACTAGATTTCAATATTTTAGTTTCCCTGCAATCATTTTTGCTACAGGTAGTTTTGAACCAGCTCCGATAAATTTAGATGATATTTTAATTGATCCCGTTTATTCAAGATATAAACCAACGGAATCTAGAAGAATACAAATTGCAACTCCTTCTGGTATATTAATGGATGAATTAGTTGATGGAAATCCTACTCAGAAAATAAATAGATATTTTATCAACAAAGAAATAAAAAATTCTGGTGCGAATCTTAGATTTAGAATTAAATTGCAACATCGTTTTGATACGCCAAATTCTGCTGATATTGGAACTGCATTTTTTTATATTGGAAAAACTACAACTCAAGATGGTTCAAACCGTACGTATTTAGGCCCATTTTATAATTCAAATTTTGAAAATACACAGCAACAAGAAGCATTTGTACAATTAATAAACGATATCATAATAAATGCAAACGAATATTGCACGTTAGGACAAACAAATGCATCCGATGCAGAAGTTAAGGCAACATTTATATTGATTTCTGATAGTTCATCGCCCATTAATTCAATAATATTGTCATCAACATTTATTGATAGTTTAAAAAATGTTTTACAAGATGATCCGTTAAATGGACTTGAACCAGCAAGCAGATCTAATTTAATTAATACTAATAATCAAATTGATATACTACGACCTAATTTAAGATCTACATTATTAACGCAATTAGATAATTATTTAGATCAAATACAACAAGCATCGCCGGGACGTATAGGACAATATGGTGTTCAAGATTTATATATTGATGTTACTATTCCAAATTCATCATTTACGCAAGGCGATGTTTTTGGTATAACTGCAGTTTGTAATATAAATGAAGAATTTAAATTTCATACGATAAATGCTGATACATCATATTGGTCTGTAACAAATGCAGATAAAGTTGTAGATGAGTGGAATAATTTATTAGTAAGTGGGTCAAACGCAGGATAATATAAAATATGTTAACGCAGTATAAAAATATCGAACAAATATTAATTGCATCCCAATCTTTATCAGCTGAACGATATACTGCATCTGATGTTTCCGATTTTCGAACAAACGTAACGTTTAATACTGATATCATACAACGAGATGATACCGATCGGGTTGAATTACATGTATATTTAGATCAAACATGGATTACGGCAAATCACAATGTTCCTGCTGTAGGAAGTATTCCACAATATTATGATGGTAATAATATTATATCATTTACTACTCAGCCATTAGCTATTGATTTATATGCACAATTACAAAATCAATTAAAAATATCAGCTGGACAGTTTAGATTCGTAGTTAACTTTTTTAAAAATTTAATTGGGAATTACGATTTACAGTATTTAAAAATTCAAGAAATTTCTCCAGATCGAACAGAGATTAGACTGCAACCAACGGATCCAACTAGTTCTGGATATTTACAACAAATAACTAATTTTATACAAACTATAAATTTAACTAGTTTACGTACTGGACCTGTTTATAAAACATTGTTGTTAAATTTTAGCAGAAATAATACTGCTACTATTATCAATGCAGTAGAAGCCAAAGGCGGATTATATATTAAATTATATGAACCATTGTCTGAAGATATTCAGGAAGGGTTTAAATGTTGGATTGTTGAAGAACAAAAACAACCATATGTAGACAACGTTGTTATTAATCCAGCAGTTGCACTTCCTACAACAAATGTTTTATCAGGACCAAATTGGCAAGCAAATTATTCATATAATACATCTGCAGAAACTGGATTCAAAACTTGGACCGATTTATTAGGATCTTCATTATCAACATCTCAACAAATTATCGATGCATATTTCTCCGGAAGTTTGTCGGGAATGAAACTAAATATTGATTATTCAGATTTTAATAACTTTGTTTTTTATAGTACAGCAACTGATAGATTAGACAATTTTAAATACAAATTAGAATTACTAGAATATTATGCTCAACAAAGTGCATCGTTAGCTTTAACTAATGGTATTGCTGCACAAACAGATGCTGCTTCATATCAAAATCAAATAACTAGTTTAATTGGAGGATTTGATGGATTTGAACAATATTTGTATAATCAATCGTCGTCAATATTAACAACATTTAATATTCCATTAGAACAGCCAATAGTTGCTAGATTAACTGGTAGTTACATAACTCCAGTGCCTAAATTAAACTCAACATATCCATATATTAATGCACCAACAACTAGTTCTCAATTTATTGCATGGTATAGTTCATCATATGAATATGCAAATATATACGATAGATTTAACATAAATTCATTATATCGAAATATTCCATCATATCAAAGAATTGATGATAATAACATTGATATGATTACATTTGTTAATATGTTAGGACATCATTATGATATATTATATACATATATCAATCATATGTCTCGTATTAATAAACGAGAAGAAAATCCTAAATTAGGTATGCCAAATGAATTGTTATATTCAGTAGCAAAACAATTTGGTTGGAATTTAACTAATGGAAATCAGGATAAAAATCTTTGGCAATATGTACTAGGAACATCAGAAGCTGGTGCACCATTGACCGGGTCAAATACGGTTGGCGATCCTTCTGTTCCGGCAATGGATATAACATATACAGTATGGCGTAGAATTATCAATAACTTGCCGTTGTTATTAAAATCTAAAGGTACTAAAAGAAGTATTCAAGCATTGTTATCTTGTTATGGTATTCCACAATCTTTAATTAGTATTAATGAATATGGCGGTCCTCGTTTAGAACGAGCGCCAATATATGAAAAATTAAATTTTGATTATGCATTAGATTTAAGTGGTAGTTCTGCAGGTACTGTAACAGTTAATTATTCGCAATCAATAAATGCTGTAGAACTTAGATTTAGAACGGCCGATGTTGTAAAATATCCTACGATACCTAGTACTATGAATTTATTTACAATAGGTTCAAATACAGTAACTTTAAATTTTACTAGTGGGAATAAGGGTGTTGTACGAATAAATGGAACTAGTTCAAATCAAATTGAATTGTTTGATGGCAATTGGCTTAATTTAGTTTTACGAACGAATGGAACTAATTTAGATATCGTAACTAAGAAATCTAAATATGGATCGATTGTAGCAGCAGCTTCTGCATCGGCAACAGCTTCATTTGCAGGATCTGGCACATTGACATTGGGCGGAACATCGACTGGTGCTAATAGATTAGTTGGACAATTACAAGAACTTAGATTGTGGTCATCTAGTTTAAATGATGAAGCATTTAATAATCACGTTAAAGCTCCTGCTGCATATAATGGGAATATTGATTCATACACAGAATTAGTTTTTAGATTGCCATTAACACAAAATATAAATCATAATTTAACGGGTAGTTTAACTGGGGTTGAACCAAAACCGTCAAACATATCCGCATCATTTTCTGGTTGGTCATTAGCAACACCATATGATTCAATTGAAGAAACATATTATTATGACGCAATTTCATTAGGTGGTAGTACACTTGATGATAACAAAATACGATTAGAAAATAATGAGTTAGTTGGAACTTTGAGTCCTACGAGTAGAGCAGAACGAAGTCAATTTGATAAAGCTCCATTAGACAGTAAAAAAATAGGAGTATACTTTTCTCCACAAACAATGATTGATGAAGATATCATTGCACAATTAGGATTTACTAATTTAGATGATTATATCGGAGATCCGGGTAATACGAATCCATATGGATATCCTGAATTAATTGTTGAGTCTCAAAAATATTGGAAAAAATATACCGATAAAAATGATTTTAATTCGTATATTTCAATGTTTACGTTGTTTGATTTATCATTCTTTAAACAATTGGAACAATTACTGCCAGCACGTGTTGAAAAAATTACAGGTGTTTTAGTACAACCGAATATATTAGAACGAAATAAAGATACAATATTACCAATCCTACAAAAAACAAATGATACATATAATGCACAATTAGCTAGTACGTTGCCAACTGCGTCTGCATATTATGTTCAATATACAGGATCAATTGATGGTAAAATAATGACATTATCTGGAACTGATGATGATCAACTACAAGGATATTTAACAGCATCAATTGCTCAGAAATATAATGGCACGACATATAGTTATCAATATTTAACATACTCTGGTAGCACATATTATACTAGTTCTACTCCATATTGGCGTAGTGAAGTTTCGTTTCCAGCAATTACATCGAGTGTAACATCGGAATATAGATTTGTATCGGGTACGGTGTTAGCTATAACAAGTTCTGGACCTATAGGGTATTATGGTACCGGATCTTATGGTACTAGCAGTTATGCAATTACGTCTCCTTTAGTATTTACCGGGAGTTTTGCACAAGTACAAGACTATTTACCACGCGGAATTGAAAATCATCGATATGCTGGATGTAAGATTACTGGTCCAGGATTTAATGCCCCATCAACCGAATCAGTAGACGGCGGTCCGGTTGTACAATGGAGTTTATCAAATCCAAATCAATTGGTATATCAACAACTAGGACAAGAAGGTAATTTAGTTATAACAAACAAAAAAAATCCAGGTAAAAAGTCTACAGGAAAAAGTAGCAATACAAATTAACCATTTTTTTAATATGTAATATTTATAATAAAGGTAAAAATATTATGGGATATTTAGATAATTCTACAATTACAGTTGATGCAATTTTAACTTTAAAAGGTCGTGAACTTTTAGCTCAGGGCGGAAATGCATTTAACATTACACAATTTGCAGTTGGAGATGATGAAGTTGATTATTCATTATGGAATCCAGATCATCCACTTGGTACATCATATTATGGCACTATTATTGAAAATATGCCAATTACAGAAGCTATTCCGGATGAAACGCAGGCATTGAAATATCGATTGATATCATTGCCTAAAAATACTGTATACTTACCTAAAATTAATGTAGGAAATACTACGATAATATTACAAACACCAGGCGCATCTTCAGTTATTGCACCTAATACTGCTAATATTATCAGTGGCAATAGTACATTGGGATATACGGCAATATTATCAGACAATTCAATTGCAGATTTACAAGTATCTACACCATTGGCTAATGCAACAGCAGCTCCTACCGCTCCTGGATTTATTGGTGATAATTCAGATGCAACTAGTGTGTCTGCAGTAGGATTCCAATTTAGAGTAGTTGCAAAATCAGTATTTGTTACTGATAAAACTGCGACTATTACTATTATTGGTAATGAAACAGGAGGTAGCGTTACTATTCAGTTAACCGTTAAAAAAGTAGTTAACTAACGCATAAAAGGAAAATATTAATATGAAAGAATTAATTAAACGATTAAAACAACAACCTAGAATAGGACAAAATCAAGAATTTACAAATTTGGGAAATAATGCATTACTTGCACAATTAAATCAAGCAGCACAAAATATTACAGGTAGAACATTTACTAGATTTGATGCAGCAAATGATGTCGTTGGAAATCAAACCGAAACTGTTACAGCTGGATTATGGAGTGATAATATTGCTAGTTTGACTACGTTTTTTACATCATCTGCAGAAACTACGGCACAACGTAGATATTATGTTGATGTTTATCAAGAAACTCCTAGCGCAGATGGCGCAGCAACACAATTTTCTTTAGCATTCGGTCATGCTTTAGGTAGTGGATCAGATTCTCAAGGACAGTTAGAAGATTCTCCATCAAAAGCAATTTATTCACAATACCGACAATTATTACTTAATCCTACAGATTCTAGATTTACAACAGCTGGTTCTGGAAGTACTGATTATATCTATGTTGTTAACTTTAAACGTAATCGTTTACGAGAACGATTAGATGCTGGAAATTTTGAAATTCCATTACGTACAATTTCTGGTTCTAGACCTACTAATGCAACGGGTAGTGTAAATGTTTCGGGGTCTAGAGTAATCACATTAATCGATGATTCATCAATTTCAAATCCAACGGTTGGAGATTCTGGACAAGTTTACAATATTGTATC